TCTACTGCCAAACCACGCACTTCTTCAGCAATAGATTTAATGTAAATGTAGGTATTCATATTTGCAGCCCACTTGACACGACTAGATGAGCAAATATTCAAGTAATCCAGAATGATAACATCTGGTACAAAATTTTGTTTAATTTTGTATTCTCTTAATAATGCTCGAAAATGTCCAACATGGGCTCCAGCTGTTGGATATTCCTTAACTTGTAATTTTCCAACTTTCATTTCCCTAAGTTTTTTTAGAAAAATATCTTTAGGCATTAGATGTAAATCATGCAACTCAACATCCATCAAATTTGCATCAATTCTCTCAGCTATTCTTTCTTCAGCCATTTCCATTGTAATATATAAAACATTCAATCCCTGTTTTAAATATTGTGAAGCCAAATGAGTTTTAACAAGAGTCTTACCAACGCCAGTTCCACCCAATATTACAGTAAGAGTTTTTGATGAAATGCCACCATTTGTAATCTTGTCAAGCATGACCATATTAAAAGGAATTTTAGTTTCCTTCTGGTGATAAAATTCCCAACGATCTTCACCATCTTCCAAATAATTATGACCAACGCTTTTATCTAAAGAAACAGCTAATGCTTCTGAAAGAATTTCTGGTATTGCATCTTTAGAAGTCTTTTTATCTTTATTGTCTAAAATTGCAATAGACTCTACAATACCATTATATACTGCTTGGTCTTTTGCCCACTTTTCTGTTTCTGGTATCAACCATTCTTCATCATCTGTTTTACCTTTTAGAGTTTCAAGAACTTCATTACATTTATTAAATGCAGCTTCATTCAAATCTTCTCTGTTATTCAGTTTGACTGATAGCACTTCTTTTGTTGGAGCTTTGTTAAACTCCGAAATATGTTTTTGTATTTCTATAAAGATTTGTTTCTCAGCGTCCTCTTTGAAATAATCTGGTTTTAAGAAGATACCAACGATACTTGAATAATTGTCATTATATAAAAGATTCTGTAAAATCAAAGTTTCAGTTCGCATATCATCCTTTCATAAGTACATCCATTATTAATTTCTTTTGCTTTACTATATCTACTTCTAAAAATGGCTTGTAATTCATAACCAACTTCTTGTGGTCTTTCCAGATCGGGTCTTTTAAATATTTATCTATCTCTGGAATAAAATTCAATATCATATCCAATACTGCAAATGTTTCTAATGATATTCTCTTTGAAAGACTTAACTTTAATATATATGGATGATTCATGCTTTTAGTAATGAATATCTCATCAAAACTTATATTATACTCTTTCATACACTTTTTAACTTCTTCCATATCTTGTTGTATATGGAAATCAAAATTATTCATCCTGGCTTTAAATTCATCATAAATATCTGAATCAAATACTGTAGGATAAATCAACTCATTAGTAAACTGTGAAAGAAAAAAGAATACTAAGTCTTTCTTACTGTCAAATGAGTTTGCAATATTTTTAAATATAGTTCTTTGCATGGAAAAATTATGATCTGCATTTCTTTTATTAAAGAAATTTTCCATTGATTGTATTGATTTGTCCCAAGGGCCATGACCCCCATACTTAAAATAATCATACTCACCAAAAAAATGAGCATATACTCCTCTATAAGTTGTATATGCTCTAAATAATCTTTCTGTTTCTTCGTTACTCATTGTTATCATTTCAATACTGTTCTCACAAATTCCATAAATGTTTTTGATTCACTTACCACGGCTTCGTCAACATCATAATATGATAAGCAGTAAATTCCTCCAACTATAATAATACCAACAACCATCCATAATACTTTTAAACACACCTCATTCTTCAACATCCTGTTCTCCCTTTTTGGAGCCATAATTAAACTCTTGAAATACAGCTTCTTCAAGTTGTTTCATTATATCCTCTGTAAAGTATTTTTCTGGATTTTTGACGATTGCCTTTTCAAAAACTTTAGTTCCATCTGGCATTTCATATCTAGTAGAAACTTTTTTGAATATTTCATATTTCTCTGCAATCTCAACCAGTCCAAAATATTTGTCTAAGCCCGTCTGGTAGTCAAGCATTGTTTCGACAACTGATTCTTCTTTTGTAAATCTACCTTTATGTAGCTTACACTTAATAATGTTTCCTAATACCTCAGTACCATCTTTAACTTTTCTTTTTCCAAGCGTAATAATAACTGAGGCTGCATACTTAATTCCACCACCACCAGAAATCTCTTTCTTTGGAAACATACTACCAACTGCGTCGTAAGTATGATTTGTGATAATAAGTGGTATATCTACTTTAGCTAAAGCAATTGCTAATGTCCTGAATGTTCCCCTTATCATAGGAGCCCTAGTCATATCTCTTTTATCAGAGCCACTAGCACTATCATCCATTTCTTTTCTTGTTGATAAATTTCCTAAAGAATCCAAAAAGATCATACACTTCCAGCCTTTTGGAAACGAATTTATCATCTTGATACATTGTGTTCTAAATTCTTCTACTGTAGCAACAGGAGTATGTATAATTCTACTAGTATCAAGACCCCTTTCTTCAAACATGCTTGTTGTTACTGCATTTTCACTTTCAAAATATATAACAAGATTCTTATCACTTTGATCTAAAAAATTCTTAGCGATACTCAATGCGAAAAATGTTTTGCCTACAGCTTCTTGTCCTGCTATACAAGTAATCTTATTTGATGGTATGCCACCATACATAGACCCACTCACCAAAGCATTTAACGTATAAGACCCAGTATCCACAAAAGTAGAGCAATCACCAAGAATCCCAGCGGATACAACCGACGCCATATCATTTCCTGACTCCTTGATTAATTGTTTAATTAAATTATTTACTGCCATTATATCTCCTTTACCCAAAAAACGATACAAACATTAAATATTTTATTAATGGAGTTGATTTTAAAATTCCCTTGGAGTTAACTATAAAATTCCCCCTTAGGGAGTTATGGATAAAATTCCAAGATAAAATATTTAATGTTTGTTATCAAAAAATAATAATATAATGAGTTATGATTAAAATTCCCTTTTCAAGGAGTTAAGTATAAAATTCAGTATATTATATCAAGCTGCATAACTTTCCAAACCTGTCTTTGCAACACCATTATTACAAGCTATCAATGCTTTTAAAGTTTGTTCATAAGCAATCCGACAAGAATTACGCACAAACTTTAACAATAATTTGTGATCTTTATTGCCACGGATCAAGTATTCAGAGCCATCATATTCCAACAACATCTTCTTAAAGATATTTTTAATTCCATGATGATAAAACTTTACTCTAAGATGTCCTGGCTTCTGGTGAAGAGCTGTTGATGTCATACCAAATTGTTTAGTATATTTAAACCCATATGGTCTGTTAGTTTTCGGATTTATATATCGTTTACCATGTTCATCCATAATTAACATAGCACATGAAACAATTTGTGTATCATTTAACTTACCTTTCAAAAAACCAGATCCGTTTTTCTTCCTCTGAATGCCCAAAACATCTGTAAGAGAAAGTTCAATATTTTTACCCTTAATGGTAGTTTTTGCCACACCATCTTTAATGGACACACCATTTGGATTATTAGAAGTATGTTTTTTCAAACGATCCTCTATTGCATCTATATTTTTCAATGCCCATTGACCAGGAACAGTTTTCCAATATTTATCTGAACCATTATCAGCAGACAATACACACGAAGCCTTTTTATGCTCCTCTCTCAACATCATACCTGCTAAGAATTTATCTACACCATTTTCCTTAACCAACTGTTGAAGTGATTTCTTAGGATCATAAAATTTTACATCTGCTGATACTTTTTTTGCAACATTCCAAATATAAGAATTTTGCAACATAGCTTCATGCCAGCTTCTTAAATCAACCTCGTCTGTTTTTCCTTTATCCGTTGCTTTAGAACTAGTAACAACAATTTCTGTATTTGTGGATGGAAAATAATATGTTATTGTTTTTTTATCTTCCTTTTTTATAAAATCTTTTCTCCATTTCCAAATATCTCCATGTGGAAGTAAACGGAAATCAGCACCCCTTTCATCACATTTTCGATAAAAATCTCGTATTGCCTCTTGATTTCGGAATGGTTGGGCTTTTGACCAATCTGAAATTGCTCCAAAATGTGCAGCTTCACCTGCCATCGACCCAACTTCTTTCATCCATCCAAGCGTAACAAAATCGTTGAATGGCATTAATAAAGGTTCTTCTTCAGGATTTAATCTGTCAAAAACATAAACACTTCCTTTGCCTAAATCTGCCAGGTATCTAGGATCTAAATTTTCTTTTTTCATTATAAGTCTCCAAAATGAATTATAAAATAGTGGAGTTGGAAATAAAATTCCCTATTAGAGGGAGTTGCATTTAAAATTCCACCGTTAAATCAAACTAAGAAATGAGTTAGACATAAAATTCCCTTAAACGGGAGTGGCTATTAAAATTCATTTCTTATACTACTATTTATACTAGTAAGATGCTATTATCCGAAAAAAGATTCTAAAGAACTAATATTCTCTGATTTCCATCCAATAACATCCAATATATTCTTAATTGGTTGTAAAAACGATTTATCGAATTGTAAATCATAATCTATATATTTCTCTAAACCAAACTCACTCGGCAAGACAGTTGCAATAGCAATCACATTCTCACCGAGTATGTTTGGCTCTTTCAGATA